GAGCCGCATGTGATCGATTATCGCAAATGCCCGCCCACGCGGGCCTTGCTCCTCGATTTGCTTGGGTGCGCCGGCCTGACCGTGCGCGGCGCGCTGCGCAGGAAGGGGACGCCCTACGAGGAGCTGGGGCTCGACGATCCCGGACTGACCGACGCGCAATTGCTCGACGCCGTCGAGGCGCATCCGATCCTGATCGAGCGTCCGCTCGTCGTCAGCCCCAGGGGCGTGCGCTTGTGCCGCCCCTCCGAGCGCGTGCTCGAAATCCTGCCGCCGCAGCGCGGCGAGTTCTTCAAGGAAGATGGCGAGCGCGTCGTTGACGAGCGCGGCCGCCAGGTCGGGTCGGCGTGATCGCGTGTCGGTTTTCGAACGCTACCTGACCGTCTGGGTCTTTCTCTGCATCGTCGCCGGCGTCGCCCTGGGTTCGCTCGCGCCCGGGCTGTTCCAGACGATCGGCGCGATGGAGGTCGCAAAGGTCAATCTGCCCGTCGCCGTCCTGATCTGGGCGATGATCGTGCCGATGCTGCTCCGGATCGATTTCTCGACGCTCGGCGAGGTCGCGCGCCACTGGCGTGGCGTCGGCGTCACCCTGTTCGTCAACTGGGCGGTCAAGCCCTTCTCGATGGCGCTGCTCGGCTGGTTGTTCGTCGGCTGGCTGTTCCGGCCATGGCTCCCGGCCGATCAGATCAGTTCCTATATCGCCGGCCTTATTCTGCTCGCCGCCGCGCCTTGCACCGCCATGGTCTTCGTCTGGTCCAACCTGACCAAAGGCGAGCCATTGTTCACTTTATCGCAGGTGGCGCTGAACGACGCCATCATGATCGTCGCCTTCGCCCCCATCGTCGGTCTGTTGCTCGGCCTGTCGGCCATTGTCGTGCCGTGGGACACGCTGACGCTTTCGGTGGCGCTCTATATCGTGCTGCCGGTCGCCGCGGCGCAGATTGTAAGAAAGTATGTAATTGCATCTGGCGGTGATGCGGCGTTGCGTCGGCTGCTCGACCGGCTCCAGCCTGCCTCGCTCGTCGCGCTGCTGGCGACTTTGGTGCTGCTGTTCGGCTTTCAGGGGCGTCAGATTCTCGCCCAGCCGCTGGTCATCGCGCTGCTGGCGGTTCCGATCCTGATTCAGGTCTATTTCAACGCAGGCCTCGCCTATCTCGCCAACCGCTGGCTCGGCGAGGCGCATTGCGTCGCCGGTCCCTCGGCGCTGATCGGCGCCAGCAATTTCTTCGAACTGGCCGTCGCCGCCGCCATTTCGCTGTTCGGCTTCGAATCCGGCGCCGCGCTCGCCACCGTCGTCGGCGTGCTGATCGAAGTGCCGGTGATGCTGTCCGTCGTCGCCATCGTCAACGCCAGCAAGGACTGGTACGAGGCGCGCTGAAACGCCCGCGCTTTGAATCCTGTTAGCCTGAGAGGATGTTTTGGCGCGCCCACGGGAAATGGGCGCAATCCAAGAAATCAAACGGTTAGAGCCGGGTTTGGGATTTGGCCGACCCGTTGAAAAGAAAGGCGCTTTTCTCGCGCGCCCCAAACCTGTTCCGGGATGCGAAACCGCCGTCCCGGCTGGTCCCCGGAACGGCGGCAATATCGAAAAGAAAGCGGTCACTTTCAGGCGCGGAGCATATCTCAAGCCTGAGTCGGCTGCAACCGCCTTCGAGCTCCGCGAGCTCGCCAGTGCGGTTCGCCGCATTCACGATCCTATGCGAAGCAACCCCGAGGCCGTTCTTGCGGCGAAGGACGGGATAGCGGCGCGCCTTGTGCGCCTCGCCGACGCGATGGAGGCGGCTCATGGCTGACTTCACCGCCGATCGGATGACCTGGCTGGATCAGGTCACGGAAAACCCGGCAATCACGGCTGCGGCCTTCCGGGTTGCCTACGCCATCGCCCGGAAGTTCAACCGCGAACACCATGTCGCTTCTGGAAACCTTCAGGCTTGGCCAACACAGGACGAACTCGCGACGGACACGCGGCTAAGCAGGCGCGGCGTTCAAAAGTGCATCGACGCATTGGTCGAGCAAGGCCACCTTTCCGTGATCGTAGGGAAGGGGCGGGGTCTGCGATCGACCTATGAAGCGATCATCCACGAGCAAGTCGAAGGGGGCGGTGAAGACGAAGAAAAGGCGAACGGGGGTTCGCATTATCGTCCGGAAAAGGCGAACGACGGTTCGCCTTTTAGCCCCGAAAAAGATGAACCCACGTTCGCCTTTTCCGACGACAAAAAGGCGAACCACCGTTCCGAAAAGGCGAACGGCGAAGCAAAAAAAGGCGAACGGCCATTCGCACACAAATCTTTGATACAAATCTTTGATAAAATCTCTGAAGGAGAGTCTCTCTCTCCCTCAACGCGATCGCGATCGAATTCAGCCGCGAATGACGCGCCCGATCGTTTCGAAGAGTTCTGGCGAACCTATCCCAGACGTGTCGGCAAGGTCGCGGCTCGAAAAGCTTTCGCGAAAGCGCTCGGGAGCGGCCTCACGGCGGAAGAACTCATCCTGGCCGCCGCCCGCTTCGCCGCGCAGCGTGAAGCCGAACCCGATCCGGTCAGGCGGGAGCGGTTCACCCCACACCCGGCAACATGGCTGAATGCCGGCCGTTGGGCTGACGAGGAATCCCCGACCGTCGTTCCATTCCCTCGACCCGGCGAGAGGCCAGCATTTCCGAATGACGGCTGGGCCTTCAGGCTTGCGAGGCTGACGTCATGAGCCGCGCCGTCCGCATCCCTCGGGCTGAAATCCAGCCGCCCGCACAATCGGCCGCGTCGAGCAATGTCGTCGCGACGATCTTCAACCGGCATGGCGATCTTGAGCCGTTGGTCGCAAGGCGCAACGGGGTCCGCAACATCGAGCGAATCGCCGATTTGCGCGCCGAGGAAGGAGACCGAAACCGCGCGCTTGAACGGCTCGAACGCCTGCCATCGGAGGAAGCCCTTGTGGCGGAGCTTGCCTCGCTGAGAAGCGCCGTCTTCGAACCGGCAAGTGAACCGGACCTGCGGGTTATCGTCTCGGTCATGCTCGAAGCGCTTCCTGCGGCGAAGGCGCAGGCGACGGCGGTCTACATCGATGCGGTCGTATGGGCTCTTCAGCACGCCGACGATGATCGGACTCGAGAGGCGTTCCCTCCGTTCCGGGGCTTCTCCGCCCGCGTTCTGGCGACGGTCACACGGCGCATCTGGTTCAAGAACACATTCGCCCCGTCGATCGCCGAGCTTCTCGCCACAGCGCGGGAAGTGCGCGCGGAATACTGGTGCGCGACGGGCGCCACAAACCGGCTGCTGGCGCTGCGGCGCAATGCTGAAGCTGTCATCGCCGCCTTGCCGCCTCCGCCATCGTCCTTGGAGGGCGATCCCGAAGACATCCCGTTCTGAGCAAGTGGGTCCTTCCCCCCGTCGCGGGGGCGCGGGGCCGAGAACCCCGAAGCTTTTCTCGCGAATGAAATTTCCAAGGGCGGGCCGTCCCGGTCCGAAAAGGTGAAAAAATGGCCTCAAGAGTTTCCACCCTCACGGTTCGCTTGATTGACGACGTGACCCGGCCGGCGCGCAGCGTCGCGCAGGCGCTGAAGGACGCCGAGCGCGCCGCGAAGGATGTCGCGAAGGGAATGGCGGGAACCGGCGCGACGCCGCGTCTCGTCAGCGATCTTCAGAAGATCAAGGCGACCAGGGCCGACATCGCGACCGTCGCCGACGCCTGGAACGCCTATCGCAAGAGCGCCGGCCTGGCCGGGGATGCGACGAAGTGGACACGGGCGCAGGTCGCCGATGTTCGCAGTTGGGAGCGCCAGACGGTCGGCGAGCTGCGCGCCGTCAAGCGCGAGCAGGAGGCTTTCAATCGCGGAGTTGCCCGCGCAGCGGCAAACGCCCCGTCGACGCGTCCGCGCCTGGGTCCGATGCTCGCGGGTCTTGGCGCCGGCTATCAGGCAACCCGCGCCGGCGGCGCAGCCTGGAAACAAGGTTCGGAGGTTGGTCACGAGCGCGCGCGCATGCACGCCTCGGGCATGTCGCCTGCGGAAATCGAAGAGGCGCAAACCCGCGCCTTCGAACTTTCAAAGCAGGTCCGGCTCGTCAACGTCGGCGAGGCGATGCACACGATCCGCAACATTCGATCTGTCGTGGGCGACATGCACGAAGCTCTCGAGGTCGCCGGCCCGATCATGAAAATGCGCGCCACGGTGCAGGCGACGCATCCGCATGCCGCCGTCGCCGAAGATTTCGATCAGCTCATCAAGGGCATGGAAATCAAGGGCGTCACCCAGGACATGGGGAAGTTCAATCATTACATCGAAGGAATGACCAAAGCGCTGAACGTGTTCGGCGATACGCTCAAGCCCTTCCAATATTACGAGATGTTCAAATACGGCCGGCAGGCGACGAGCCGCCTTTCCGATGATTTCATGCTCTCCATCGCGCCGACGCTGGCGCAGGAACTGGGCGGATCGTCAACCGGCAACGCGCTGTCGGGCTTCAATTCGACGATCGTCGGCGGGCGCATGAAAAACGTCGCGATGCAGGCGTTCAACGAACTCGGCCTTGTCGACATGAGCAAGGTCATCAAGACGAAGACGGATTCGATCAAGGGCATCAAGCCGGGCGGTATGAAGGAGACCGGCCTTGCGGCGACGAACCCTTATGAGTGGGTCCAGAAGGTTCTTCGCCCGGCGATGGAAGCCAAGGGCATGACTCCCGAGCAAATGAACGACATGTTGCCGCGCCTCTTCGGCGATCGCGTCGTTTCGCAATTGGTCGGCATTCTGCTCAACCAGCAAGGGCGCATCGAAAAAGACAAACGCATGGTCGATGGCGCGAAGGGAACCGACGCGCTCGACAACTATCTGAAGAACGATCCGCAAGCCGGGCTCAAGGCGCTTCAGGAATCGACCAACACGCTTCTCTCGACGCTCACCTCGCCGCTGATGCCGGCTGCCTCGCAGGGTATGTCGATGCTCGCCAGCGGCATTACGTCCTTGACCGGGGTTCTTCAGAATAATCCCGGCGTCGCGGAACTGACCGCTCTGACGGCGGGCGTCGCCGGGCTTGGCGCGGCGGCGGGCGGCGCGAAACTCGTGAAGGACGTGCTCACCGGCGGCGGCGCCTCCGTCGCTTTGAATGGGTCGGCGGCGGCGCTCAACGTCTCGGCGGAAGCGCTGACCGCCGCCGCCGCGCGGCTGGGCGCGCCGGGCGTTCCCGGCCCGTTGACGGGCCCGGGCGGCGCCGCCCCGGGCGCGGCCACCGGCGCGGCGGCGGGCGGCGTTCTGGCCCGGATGCTGTCGGGTCTGCCGACCCTTGCGGGCGTCGCCGCGACGGGCGCGGCGCTCGGCGCGGGCATCAATTACATGGGCGGCAACATTCTCGATATCGGCCTCACGCCCGAGCAAGCAACGGAAAAAGGCCGCAAGCGCCGCTCGCTCGAATATTCCCACAATCCCGGCGGCTCCAGCCGGGAACAGGATGACCGCCTCAAGAAGCTGCTAAGGGGCGACGGCGGATCGACGACGCCGAAGGTCGACACTTCGGCTCTCGACGGCTTCGTCACCAAAGCCGACGACGCCAAGGGAAAGCTCGACGGCCTGAACGCGACCGTGAAGCCGAACGTCGACTCTTCCAGCGTGCAGGAGGCGAAGCAGGAATTTGTCGAACTGGAAGCCCTCATGAAGCGCGTCGGATCGATGATCGCCAGCGTCGGCGCGCGGGCGCAGAAAGCGGCCGCAGATGTCCGGCGGTCCTACGCCGACATCGGCATTTCGGAGTGAGGACGCGGAAATGACAAAACCGGAACCGGACAAAGAATCGCCCTTCGCCGAAGTCCTGCGCGATCTGGTCGAGCGCCATGCCGCCCTTGTCGTCGCCGTGTCCAGCATCGTCGCCCGCCTTCACGAAACAGGCGCGGGCGACCTCCGCAAGGCCTGCATCGACGGAATGCGAGAACATGGAATCGTCACGCCTCCGCAGATCGCGACGCTCGACGCCATCTTCGGCGAAGGCGACCCGCCGGAAACAACCGCGCGGCGGCTGAACTGAAGGACGGTCATGGTCGAGAAAATCGCAGGTCGCGCGCTCGCGCAATTGATCGGGGTCCATGAACGGACGATCCGCGACCTCGCCGACGCTGGCCACGTCGTCAAGCTCGGCAAGGCGACCTACGATCGGGACGCATCGATCCTCGCCTATTGCACGCACCTGCGCGAGACGGCCGCAGGGCGCGGCGGCGCGATCGGCGTCGCGACCCTGACCGCCGAGCGCGCGCGCCTGGCGCGCGAACAGGCCGACTCCGCCGCGCTCAAAAATGCAGCGCTGCGCGGGGATACGATCGCGGCGGCCGACGTCAAAGCGAAATGGGTGGCGATCCTGACGGCGATCCGCTCGCGCATCCTCTCGGTCCCGAGTCGGGTCCGCATGCGCGCGCCCCACCTCACCCGCGCCGAAATCGAAATCGTCGACGCCGAACTTCGCGACGCGTTGGAGGAGGCCGCGCATGGATAGGCTGGCAGTGACGGCGCGGGAGGCGCTGGCGGCCCTTCGGCCGCCGCCGCGCCTTCCGCTCTCGAAATGGATCGAAGCCAGCCTACGGCTTCCGCAAGGGGTTTCCGCGCAGCCCGGCAGGGTCCGCCTCTGGCCGTATCAGCGCGAAATCGCCGACGCGATTTCCGATCCGGCTGTCGAGCGCGTCACGCTCGTCAAAAGCGCGCGCCTCGGCTTCACGACGCTGCTGACCGGCGCGCTCGGGCATTTCGCCGCGAATGAACCCTCGCCGGTCCTGGCGCTGCTGCCGACCGAGGCCGACGCGCGCGATTACATGGTTTCGGATATCGAACCGATCTTCGAGGCCTCGCCCGCGCTCGCCGGCTTGCTCGAAGCCGACGCGGCCGAAGCCGGGCGGAACACGCTTCTTTCGCGCCGCTTCCCCGGCGGGTCGCTGAAGATCGTCGCGGCCAAGTCGCCGCGCAACCTGCGCCGCCATAATGCGCGCATCGTCCTTGTCGACGAAGCCGACGCGATGGAGCCCGGCGCCGAGGGCTCGCCGATCGCGCTGGCCGAAAAGCGGACGCTGGCCTTCCCCGACCGCAAGATCGTCGTCGGCTCAACGCCGCTGCACGTCGAAACGTCGAATGTCCTGCGGTCCTATCAGGCGAGCGATCGCAGGATCTTCGAGGTTCCATGCCCGGCCTGCGGCGCCTTCGCCTTCCTGCAATGGCGGCATATCGAATGGGAGGCCGGCCGGCCGGAAACGGCGGCCTACCGTTGCGAGCACTGCGCGGAGCTCGTTCCCGAGCGGCACAAGATGGCGATGCTCGCCGCCGGCCGCTGGCGCGCCCAGGCGCCCGATGTGCGCGGCCATGCCGGGTTCTGGATCAACGCGCTCGTCTCGCCGCTGGCGAACGCCTCATGGGCGAAGCTCGCCGAGGAATTCCTGCGCGCGAAGGACGACCCGGACCTGTTGCAGCCCTTCGTCAACACCGTCCTTGCCGAGGGCTGGAGCGACGCCGAGGAACAGGCCGACGAACTGGCGTTGCAACAGCGCGTCGAGCCGATCGGGCTCGACCGCATTCCGCCCGAGGTTCTGGCGCTGACGCTCGGCGTCGACGTTCAGGACGATCGCCTTGAGGCGACATTCATCGGCTGGACGCGCGCCGAGGCGGTTATCCTCGGGCATAGCGTCATCTGGGGTTCGCCCGACGACGATTCGACCTGGGCGGAGCTCGAGGAGCTGTTGCGCGGCCGCTGGCCTCACCCGCTCGGCGGCAAGCTGAAGATCGACGCCGCCGCCATCGATTCGGGCGATGGCGACTGGACCGATCGGGTCTATGCCTTCTGCTTCCCGCGCCTGGCGCGCCGCGTTCTCGCCGTCAAAGGCGTCTTCGGCAACCGGCCGGGTTTGCAGGCCTCGAAGTCGAAGGTGAAGGGCGGGCGCCTGTTCCTCGCCGGTGTCGATGGCCTCAAGACGACGATCTACAACCGCCTTGCGCGCGGCCGATCGATCCGCTTTTCGGACAGCCTCGAACCCGTCTGGTTCGAACAGCTTTGCAGCGAACGCAAGGTGCTGCGCTATG